CCTTTTGATATTGACGTAACCGATGCCTTAACTCTCGAGCTTAAAAATAGTGCCGGTACTTATGTACCCGTTTTTGGCGGTGAAGTATCAGATTTTGGTATCTCGGTGCGCTCGCCTGAGGAGATCGGGTTTATAACGATCGGTAATATATTAGCCGTAGGATCTCTAGCCAAGCTAACTAAAGCCCTTTTCCCCGATGCCTTGGCTAAGGATGAGGACGGCAACCAGATTTACGACATACTAAACGAGCTACTTATTAACTCTTGGTTTGAGGTAGCACCTGCCTTACAGTGGTTTAACTATGACCCTACGACTACGTGGGCTAATGCTGAAAACGTAGGACTAGGCGAGATCGATCAGCCGGGCCTCTACGAAATGATCTCTCGATCAGCTGAGCCGGCTAGTAGCTATAACTTATGCGCTCAAATAGCACAAAGCGCACAAGGGCAGATTTACGAGGATAAAGCCGGACGAGTCTGCTACGCCGATACGGATCACCGTACCGCCTACCTATCGACTTACGGCTATACGACTATCTCGGCTAATTACGCTATCCCGTCTACGGTTAAGACGATCCTACAAATAGGCAAGATCCGAAACTCTTTAGTATTTAATTACGGTAATAATTACGCTAACCAAGCTACGGCCCTTGATGCTACCTCAATCGCTAACTATGGCCGGTATCAGCGCGAGGTTACGACTAACCTCCATAACTTAGCCGACGTAAATACCCTTATGACCCGAGAGTTAGGGCTCCGAGCGATACCTAGAGAGCAGCTACAAAGCATTACCTTTAGGCTCGATAACTCCGAGCTACCCGATGCCGAGCGAGATAAACTTATAGATGCGTTTTTTGGCGAGCCTATGGTTATTAATAACCTACCTATCAGTATGTTTAACGGCTCTTTTAATGGTTTTGTAGAGGGGTTTGCTATTAGAGCTACTCCGGGTTATGTAGATCTAACCCTGACTCTAAGCCCTACGGATTTCTCACTGGTCGCGCCACAGTGGGACACAGTTAGCCCGGGATCCCTAATATGGACTGGGGTAAATGCTACTCTTATCTGGCAAAATGCTTTTGGAGGTTTAACCTAATGGCAACTACTACGCCTAATTTTGGCTGGCCGGTACCTACGTCTACCGACCTTGTTAAAGATGGAGCTACGGCTATCGAGGCTTTAGGTGACTCTATCGATGCCTCGCTACTTGATCTTAAAGGTGGCACTACGGGGCAAGTATTAAGCAAAAACTCTAATACCGATATGGATTTTATTTGGGTTACCGATGCTGCCGGTGATATTACGGGCGTTACTGCAGGTACGGGTATTTCAGGCGGCGGTACAAGCGGTACAGTAACGATTACTAACTCAATGGCCACGGCGATAGATGCTAAAGGTGATCTAGTAGTAGGTACTGGAGCCGATGCGTTTTCTAGGTTAGCGGTAGGTACAAACAATCACGTATTGACTGCAGACTCAACGACTGCAACTGGTCTTAAATGGGCGGCTGCCTCTGGTGGCACTCCTACTTTTGTCGGATGTTTTATTTATGGCACGTCATCGCCAAGTATTGCAAACGCCACAGTAACTACGGTATCTTTTGGCGCTGAAAATTTTGACTCGGACGGATTTCACGATAATACGACAAATAACTCAAGAATAACTATTCCAACTGGTAAAGGTGGAAAATACTTAGTCGTAGCTCAACAATCTTGGGCAGCTAATTTAACTGGTTTACGTCAATTAAGAATTCTAAAAAATGGTACCGCCGTACAAATTAGCCAACTTAATAATAATGCAAGTAATACCGTAGATTTACAAAATAATATTAGTTATATTTTAAGCCTAGCCGCCGCTGATTATATAGAAATGGCCGTTTATCAAAATACAGGGGGCAATTTAACGTTATCAAACTCAAACGATAACGAGACTTTCCTATCAATAACCTATCAGGGGGCGTAAAGTGATTAAATTTAATTGTCCACAGTCGTTAGATGGAGCTTTACTAATACAAGAACTTAAGGCAGTAGGAGTAATTGTTAAAACTGATAGCTCCGGCGTTACTGCTCCTTTTATTGACGGCGCAGGTGATTTATATTTAGATATTGCCGAGACAGATAAAACAAAAGCTGCAGAAATTGTAGCTAATCATCAGGCTATATAAACGTTTTTATGCTTAAAAGTTATAACGGCTACCCAGCCTCCAAGGATCCGGACGAGATAAAAATAAAGTCCTACCCGGTAAAAGGTACGGATCGTAAGCTCAAGTGCGCCGAGAGTGTGGGCCCACTCTTGGCCGCTTTTGCTGCCGAGTTTCATACACTGATCGAGCCGATAGATGAGGGCACCTTTGACGATTGGGGCTACGCTTTTAGGATGGTGCGCGGATCTACTGACCGTTTAAGCTGCCACTCATCCGGTACGGCGATTGATCTAAACGCTACAAAGCATCCACTCGGTAAGGCTGGCACCTTTCCGGCTGAGAAAATACCAATGCTACGAGCTTTAGCTAAAAAATACGGCCTTAAGTGGGGCGGCGATTACAAAGGCCGAGCCGATGAAATGCACTTTGAGGTAGAAATATCACCCGCCAAGGCTAAAGCCTTAATCGAGAGTTTAGGTTTATAGTTAGACACACCTTAAGGGCACGAAAGGTAGACCAATGAAAGAGCAACTAATCTCAGCTGGTAAATCATATGCACGAGCAGCTCTAGCAAGTGCAGCGGCGCTCTATATGTCCGGTATTACAGATCCTAAAGTACTAGCTAATGCGTTTATCGCAGGCTTAGTAGGACCTCTACTTAAAGCCTTGCAGCCAAGCGAAAAGCAGTACGGCCTAGGCTCTAAGTAATGCGGGCCCTGATAGGGGCGATCTTGGGGAGTTTGCTCCTATCGGGGTGCGGTTACGATGGATGGGTAAGGTATGAGTGCCAAGAGTACAAGAACTGGAAAAAGCCTCAATGCGTTAAGCCTCAGTGCGAGGTTACGGGGACCTGCACTGAGGATCTTATTAAACGAAATGAGTAGGGATAAAAAACGGCTCTCGCCTGAGGATATACACGCTCGCCTAATCTTTCTTATAGGTGCCGTACTAGCTTTAACCTTTTTTGTAATTACAGCTGGGGCCGTTTATGCGCTTGTTTTTGTTACGCAACCCGTAGGCGCTCAAGCTCCTAACGATCGAGACTTTATCCAACTCTTACAGACTTTAGCGATATTTTTAACGGGCGCTCTAGGTGGCGTACTAGCCGGTAACGGGCTTAAATCTAAACCTAAAGAGCCTATAAAAACCGACACGCTTACGTAGATACTTGCCTTATGTCGGAGGCTGGGCTCATACTGATACTACACACGCCGAGAGGGCTACTCGGGTAGTAGCCTAATCGGCCTTAACAAAGGGCGATATATGAATAGTGCAGACTTTTTAATAGTCTTTGCAGTAACGGCAATTATGGCAGCGTTTATTAAAGCTGCGTACACACTCGGATACCGTGAGGGCCATAGCGAGGGATACCTACGAGGTCGAGCTATAGCTCAAGCTCTCAAGGATAAAGGCTTGGTCCGATAATGGGATTTATGGATAACTACGAGGACGTAAATAGCAGGATCAAGCGCTTTAGGCTTGAGTTTCCGTCCGGGCGCTTAGTCGCTTTTATTGAGGATATCAACCTAGACAAGGGCACGATCTTAGTAAGAGCTGAGGCTTATCGTGAGTACGAGGATGCAGTACCAAGCGCCGTAGATTACGCGTTTGGCAACGTGGCGACACTGCCGCAAAATATGAAAAAATGGTTCATAGAGGACTGCATAACAAGCGCCTACGGTAGAGTTATCGGCCTTTTAACGCCAAGCGAACACGCTCGACCTACCGTACAAGATATGCAAAAGGTAGAGGCCGCGCTCGCTGATCCGGATCCTTGGAGTATTAAAGCTAGTAACGAGGGCATACCGACTATGGCTACGGCTATAGCTGAGATCCAACAAGGGCTAGGCGGTGAGTTACCGGCTGAGCCTCCTCGATGCGTACACGGTACGAGAGTATGGGCTGAGGGTACAAGCGCTAAGACCGGTAAAGCGTGGGCCGCGTGGCGATGCACTCAAAATAACAAAAATACGCAGTGCGAACCTCTATGGCAAGTATTAGGCAGCGACGGTAAATGGAAAACTCAACAATGACCGAGCAGGGCCTTTTTGATTACATTAAGGCTACATACCTTGAGGATCTCGAGAAGTCCGAGCACACTTACGAGTACATAGATGCTACGAGTACGGGCTATAGGCTCACGATCGAGCTTAAATGCAGACATACTCATTATGACGAGCTTATACTCGAAAAGGATAAATACGAGTCTCTTATGGATCGAGCTAACGATCTTGGCTTTACGCCGTTTTACATTAACTCAACGCCTAAAGGCATATACGCGTTTAACCTACGCAAAATTACGGTTACTTTCACGACTAAGCGCTTACCATCGAGCACCGTAGATAACGGGCCAGTGATCGACAAAAAGGTAGCGCTCTTACACATAGATAAGGCGGTTAAATTATAATGGGAGATATGACGTTTATTAAGGCCGGGGTAGCTACGACTATCCACGATAACGGCGATATTACTAGCACCGTGGCCGAGCGCTGCGATGGATGCCACGAGCTACGCAGGCAAGATAACGGGCTAACTATTCGAGATGCCGGCGGCGAGGTAGTCCTATGGTTATGCGAGGAGTGCCGAGGATGACTACATATAAGTACGAGTGCAGACTTTGTAAAAAGGTTACAGAGCAGATCGAGCGCATAATTACCGATAACCTACCGCCATACGTTAAAACGCTTGAGTGTACTCAGTGTGGGGTTATGGGAGTCTGCTTAGTAGAGGAGCCTACCGATGCCTAGAGATGCTATAGCCAAGTGCAAGGTATGGGAGTTTGATCCGGCTAAAGTATGTAAGCGTAACTCAGTCGGTAATAGCTACATCGATGAGCCTTACTATAAAGATGGTGAGTTAGCCGGTATGAGGCGCTTACTTATCCCTTTATGCAAAAGTCACTACGACTGGATCAACCGAGACGAGGAGCTATATAACCTTGATTATGAGGACTGGTTAAAACTCGATGCCGACCTATGAGTATGAATGTATTAGCTGCAATATCCGGTATGAGTCAGTCCAACCAATAGGCGAAAACGTAGCGCCGCTATGTTGCAACCTTACTATGAGGCAAGTTTATAGCGTGCCGGGCGTAAGCTTTAAGGGTAC